GGTTATTTTTTAAGGCGGTTTTTAAGCTATTCTAGGCGTGATCTTTTTTAAGGCTATGTAAGTATTACTTTTACATAATCGGGCCTTAGAACGTGTTTTTATTGGTTAGTTTGTTGGTTTGATAGCTAGGTTATAGACTGGAATTCAGAAACTCAAGACAAAAAAAAGGCCGCTTGTTAGGCGGGTTTGTTAAGTTATTAAGCTAAATTAGTCTAAGGTGTAGCGGTAAAATGTTTGGTTAAAAGGTATTGGATCAGTTTACTTTTGTTTTTCGTATCTTTTAGTCGCATCACTTGCCATCTTTTTAAGCTAAAAGTAGCAAGAATGTTTTTTTCATCATCTGGTATTGTTGGCCTACCTGGTAAATTCATCTTAAGCACTCGCTTAAGAAGTTATTAAAACCTTTTACGTTTAGGCCCATAACGCTGCTATGTTTTACACCATCAATTGTTAAGTATTGCACCCATGTTTTATAGGCTTTATAACTTACTGTATGGCCGTTATAAATACCGTTCCAATACACCCAAGCGTTTTTATTGCTTTTTCTTAAACCGTTTATATGTTTAATCAATTCTAATTTAGTCATTATTCTACCTTTAGATTATTTTAGTGAGTGAATTACATTAAATAGTTAAATATGTTTTCGATTAGTGCAACGCTTAAAATTAATATTCCAGCGTTTATTATTGCGTTTATATGTAGATTATCCATTTTCGTTCCTGTTTTAGTTCCTGGCCATTCCAAGAACTTGAATAAATATTAAAACTATTAAGTTTTATTGTCAAGTATTTCTTTACACTTAATTTGTATGCAATGTAAGTTAATTGTATGCTATTTTTTTGGGCGTAATTGCATACATGCGCGCCCTTTGATGACGGGGCTTTGAAGTATATGTATATAATGTAAGTAGTTAGTTATAACTTTAAAAATTAAAATAATATAATATAATAGTTATAATATTACCGGCGGAAAATGTTGTCAGCCACCGACTTTTTTTTGACGCTTACATTGCTTACATTGCATACATTTTTAAATAGGACGCTTACAGCATCAAGCTAATGTATGCAATGTAAGCTATGCAAAACAAATAGCATACATTGCATACACTAGGCATTAATGTATGCAATGTAAGCTATAAAATAAAAATAGCTTACATTGCATACATTTAAAAACGTGTACTAAATCGTGTACTTTTATAAAACACCGATGCAAAACATTAGTAATAACAATAACTTGCAAGGCTATTCAAGTCCTGCCTCCGTTTCTGAATAGCTACCAGACTTAATACTCAAACCGTAAACTGTATATGGTTCAATAGGTTAGACTAAAACGGTATGTTATAACTTATCATGGTGTGTTTGATGGGGGGTATAAGGGGGATTTTGAACCGTCCGTCGCCCATGTCCACCCCCCTCAGTAAATTTTTTTTTAGAATGAAAATTAAGCCCCCCAAACTAAATTTTTTTTTAGAATGAAAATTAAGCCCCTCAGTAAATTTTTTTCTGGTTTTAGCTAACCCCTAAAAAATTTCAGTGAAGATGTAAAAAACTTTACTACTAAATGGAAATGATGTTAAATACAACTTTACACAAGGACAGACGATGATTTCGATCCCCTTCACTCCAAGAGAAGTGCAAGCCACCGAATGGCGTTTGCAACAAATATATGACGCTGCCGCCTTGGGGCTGAAAGGCGACAAGCTCGCCTTAGCCGCAGGAATGTTACCCTCCGAATATCGGCAATTATGCCAGCTCGACCCTGTTGCTGAAATGGCGGCGTTGAAAGGTGCAGCCGATGGAGAATTGGAAGCGTCAACGCAGTTAAGAGAAGCCGCACGTAATGGGGACGCTAAAGCGGCGCTGTCAATCCTGCAACACGTTCATGGTTGGACTGCCAAGCAAGAAATATCCATGTCAATTGAAACTATCAATATACAATCTGCCCTAGATGAAGCGCGTAGTCGCGTCATGGAAAAGATGGTAGTCGACGTTCTACCTACACTCACCAAGGACATTAATGGCACAACAACCAATATACCGACCAGACGAAGAACAAACGCTGATGGTGGAGTTATGGTCGCCAAAGATAGCGGATGATCCTGAAGCGTTCGTGCTGTTCGTGTTTCCTTGGGGGAAGAAGAACACTCCACTAGAACACTTTCACGGGCCAAGGAAATGGCAACGCGAAGTGCTAAGGGATATTGCCAACCACATTAAGGAGAATAAGGGTGAAATCGACATGTCAACCCTACGGTCTGCTGTCAGCAGCGGGCGTGGTATTGGTAAGTCTGCGTTAGTGGCGTGGTTAATATTGTGGATGTTGACCACACGAGTTGGCTCAACGGTGATCGTGTCGGCTAACTCAGAATCTCAGCTAAAGTCCGTGACCTGGGGCGAACTGTCACGGTGGTACGCCATGTCGATCAACACCCACTGGTTTGAACTATCTGCTACAAAGATGGCTCCTGCTACATGGTTGACCACGCTGGTGGAAAATCAACTGAAGAAGGGTACACGGTATTGGGGCGCAGAAGGGAAACTGTGGAGCGCAGAGAACCCCGACAGTTATGCGGGTGTTCACAATCATGACGGAATGATGCTGATCTTTGATGAAGCATCAGGTATTCCCAATGAGATATGGTCGGTAGGGGCTGGTTTCTTTACCGAGAACATTCTTGATCGGTACTGGTTTGCTTTTAGTAACCCTAGACGGAATGAAGGATATTTCTTCGAGTGCTTTCACGGCAAACGGGCGTTTTGGAAAAGTCGGACAGTGGACGCAAGAACTGTCGAGGACACCGACAAGCAAGTGTATGAGCAGATCATTGCGGAATACGGTGAAGATTCCTCCCAGGCACGAGTGGAAGTGTACGGTGAATTTCCGTCAGCCGGAGAGGATCAGTTCATTTCACCTGACATTATTGAAGATGCGTTTCAGCGTCCTCAGTATAAGGATACGACTGCCCCTATTATTATCGGTGTCGATCCTGCTAGAGGCGGTGCTGACTCAACGGTGATTGTGGTCAGGCAAGGGCGTGACATCATTAACATCAAGCGCTACTCCGGTGAAGATACGATGGCGATTGTTGGACGGGTGATTGAGGCTATTGAACAGTACCGCCCCACGCTGACGGTGATTGATGAAGGTGGGCTGGGGTATGGTATTCTTGATAGGTTGGTGGAGCAACGGTACAAGGTCAGGGGTGTGAATTTTGGTTGGAAGGCGACTAATGCTATCATGTGGGGCAACAAACGTGCTGAGATGTGGGGAACCATGAGGGATTGGTTGAAAACTGCCAGTATTAAGGAGGATAGGCAACTGAAGTCAGATTTAATAGGGCCTATGAAGAAACCTAATTCGTCAGGTACAATCTTCTTAGAAGGTAAGAAAGAAATGCGGTCTAGGGGCCTAGCCTCACCTGATGCAGCGGACGCATTAGCGGTTACTTTTGCTTTTCCTGTCGCCCAACGCGAACAACGGGAGCAACGCGAACAACGACCAAACAATTCATCCGGGGGCAGCGGTGGTTCTTGGATGGGCGCTTAATATTTTAATAGCTTAGGAATTATGATGGCAAATTTAGATACAGATTCGATAATGGCTTCCTTTGAAGAAGATGAAGAAACCTTAGACCAAGATCAAATGGATGAAGATACGCTAAAGGACATACGTGAACGCTTTAGTTCAGCTATAGAGTTTACGGCTACAAATAGACAGGAAATGTTGGATGACATACGTTTCGCACGTTTAGGCGATCAATGGCCTGAGTCTGCAAAGTATGACCGTAATCGCCCAGGTAAAGAAAGACCAATGCTGGTCATTAATCGTTTGCTTCAGTATCGTGATCGAGTGGTCAATGAGATTCGTCAGAACACACCAAGTATTCGTATTCGTCCGGTCAACGATGAAGCCGATCAGGAAACTGCGGAAGTGTTGCAAGGGCTGATTCGTCACATTCAGGACAACAGCAACGCGGGTATGGCTTATGATACGGCTGTGGAATCACAAGTGGATATGGGGGTCGGTTATGTACGTATCCGTAACGATTGGGCTGACGATTCTAGTTTTGACCAAGAGATTTATATTGACCGGATACCTGACCCTTTTAAGGTGTACATGGATCCGCACAGTAAATCGCCCGATGGTTCTGATGCCGAATGGTGTATTTTAGCTGAAGAAATATCTAAAGATGAATTTGAGCGCTTGTACCCTGGTGTTGAAGAAACGCATTTTGATGATGCGGGTAATGGCGATGCTCAAGGTTGGTTTACCAAGGACAGTGTTCGTATTGCTGAATACTATTATATAGAGCATGAAGAAGTTGAGATAACTGACCCACAAGACCCTTCACAGGTGCGTATAGCGGATAAAAAACGCTGTATGTGGTGTAAGGCTACTGGCGATACTATTTTAGAGCG